TAAACTAAATGAGTGGCGTAAAAACGGACAAAAGATTACACCACCTAAAGGAACTCAAATAGAAGATAGATTAGAAGAAGAGTTATATCAATACTGTGTCAATGGTCCTCAAGCACAAGAGAGAAGACAAATACATAATGGATCTTGCTTTACTGAAGAAGGATTCCATTACTTTAGATTTACTTCTTTCATTGACCATCTAGGTAATGGATGGAAGATTCCTGAAGAAAAAATTGCACAAAAATTAAAAGATAGATGTAATGTAGAGTTTGATCATTCTTTAAACGTAGATGGTAAAACATTAAAAGTTTGTAAATTACCACAACTACACACACCACAAATAGAACATAAACCAATGGAACGTAAAGGAGCTAACTATTAATGAGATATAAAGTAGTGGGTCCTCCAGGAACAGGAAAAACTAGAAGATTATTAAATGAAGTACATAAATATGTAAAGAATGGTATTCCACATGATCAAATAGGATACTTTGCATTTACCCGTAAAGCTGCAGGAGAAGCAAGGGATAGATTTTTAGCTAAGAATCCGGATCTTACTAAAAAAGATATTAAATATTTTCAAACACTTCACTCGCTAGCTTTTAATAATCTTGGTCTTAAAGAAGAAAACGTAATGCAAGAAGGAAACTATAAAGCAATTGGAGAAACTTCGGGTATTCAAATTAAATATGCATCCTATGAAACTAATAACTTTAATGGAATCTTCTCTTCTAGCAGTGAGTATTTAAGCCTTATTAACTTAGCACGAGTGAGACAAATTACGGCTGAACAACAATTTAATCGTAATGAACATCTAAGTTGGATAAGTAAAAATAAATTAATTGGAATAGAAAAAGAAATTAATAGCTATAAAGAGTTTTATAAATTGATTGACTTTACGGATATGATTCAACAATTTTTAGACAGAGGAACCACCCCAAAGTTTAAAGTTATTTTTGTAGATGAAGCTCAGGATCTATCGCTAATTCAATGGGCTATGATAAAAAAAATTGAAGAAGACACCAATTGTGATGTTTGGATTGCAGGAGACGATGATCAGGCTATCTTTGGCTGGGCTGGCGCAGATGTAGATTCATTTATTAAATGGGAAGCACGAGAAATTTTACTAGATAAATCTGAAAGAGTTCCTCCTATTATTCAACAGAAAGCATTAGATATTATTTCACGAATATATATTAATAGAATTGCTAAGGATTATTTACCTAAAAATGCAATAGGGAATATATACGAACGTTTTAATATAAATGGAATTGATATGAGTGAAGGTGATTGGCTTATTTTAGCCAGAACTAATTCTCTTTTAAAAAAAATTCCAGCATACTTAAAAAGAAAAGGTTACTTTTTTAATACTAATCAAGGGAATAGTATAGGAAAAACTTTATACGAAGACATTCAAACCTGGAATGAATTTAAACAAGGCCTAATTCCTCCCGATATAAAAAGACAGAGGCTAGAAGAAGTAACAGGAGAAACAAATTTTAATATTAATTTAAGTTGGGAAACAGCATTTAAAAATATTCCACTTTCTAAACGAGAATACATGAAAGCGATGATTAGCAATGGAGAAAATTTATTAAAGCCGCCAAGAATAAAAGTTTCAACAATTCATGGAGCTAAAGGTGGAGAAGCACACAATGTAATTTTATATTTAAATCAAACGGCGAATACTATCAAAGGTGCAAAGAAATCGCAAGCAAAACAAGAAGAAGAATTTAGAGTGTGGTATGTCGGTGTAACTAGAACAATTGAAAATTTATTTTTAATAAAATCTAAAAATAAATTAAAGGAATTCAAACTATGAAAAATCCATATGATAAACAAATTGGCGGATCACATTATCAAAAATTTAAAATTCAGCCAAGTAAATTTGTAATTGAAAATGAGTTGCTTTATCCTGAAGGATGCGCTATAAAATATATCTTGAGACACAGATTGAAAGGAAAAAAGCAAGATCTAGAAAAAGCAATTCACTTTATTGAAATGATTATTGAAAGAGACTACAAAGATTTTTTAGAAGAAGCTGAAAAAGAAAAAAAAGAATTAGAAGAATCTTATAAAGAATCTAAGCGCCAAGCCGAAGAACGCAAATCAAAAAACTCATGGGGGATAGTAAAAAATGTTCGAAGCACAGACTGAATGGGTTAAGCCCGATGAATTTCCAGATTTAAGACAAGCAGATACAATTGCAATAGATTTAGAAACACATGACCCGGATTTAAAATCAATGGGCTCTGGTTCTGTAGTTGGTAAAGGTAAAGTTGTAGGAATCGCTGTAGCTGTCGATGGCTACTCAGGCTACTTTCCCTTTGATCATGAAGGAGGAGGTAACCTTGAAAAAAGTAAGGTAATTCAATGGTTTACAGACATTTGTGAATCTCCTTCGGATAAAGTTTTTCATAACGCAATGTACGATGTTTGTTGGATTCGAAAAATGGGAATTAAAATAAATGGAAATATTTATGACACCATGATTGCAGCGTCACTCGTAAATGAAAATAGATTTAGATATGATCTTAATAGTTTAGGTTGGGACTATGTTGGTAAAGGTAAAAACGAAACAGAATTAAGAGCTGCAGCTAATGAATGGGGAGTGGATCCCAAAGCAGATATGTGGAAGTTACCATCAATGTATGTAGGAAGTTATGCAGAACGTGATGCAGAATTAACTTTATCTTTATGGAAAGTCTTGCAGAAAGAATTAAGCGACCAGGATCTAGGAGCTATTTTTGAATTGGAAACTGATCTGTTTCCTTGTCTGGTTGACATGCGATTTCTTGGGGTGAAAGTTGACGTGAGCAAAGCTCATGAATTGAAGCGACAGCTAACATTACAAGAAGAAATGTTACTCCACAAAATAAAAAAAGACACAGGAATAGACACTCAAATATGGGCAGCAAGATCGATTGCCAAAGTTTTTGAAAAATTAAATTTACCTTTCGAACGAACTGCGAAAACTCAAGCTCCATCATTTACAAAAAATTTCCTTTCCTCTCATGAACATCCTTTAGTTAAGATGATAGCAGAAGCAAGAGAAGTAAACAAGGCTCATACTACATTTATTGACACAATTATTAGATACGAACATTTAGGTAGAATCCATGCAGATATTAATCAAATTAGATCTGACAATGGAGGAACGGTAACTGGAAGATTTAGTTATTCCAATCCAAACCTACAACAAATTCCCGCTCGTAACAAAGACTTAGGTCCTTTGATTCGATCCCTCTTTCTTCCAGAATCAGGTTGCGAGTGGGGATGCTTTGACTACAATCAACAAGAACCAAGATTAGTGGTTCACTACGCATCCCTTGATCAAGACGCAAGCGTCTTTAATGTACAAAACGCCTATAAGGAAGGCGACGCAGACTTTCATACTATTGTTGCCAAGATGGCGGACATTCCTAGAAGTCAAGCTAAAACAATTAACTTAGGATTGTTCTATGGAATGGGTAAAGCTAAACTTCAAGCAGAACTAGGAGTAAGTAAAGAAAAAGCAGAAGAACTTTTTTCTATTTATCATAGTAGAGTTCCTTTTGTTAAAACTTTAATGAAAGGAGTTTCAAACAGAGCACAACAACGAGGACAAATTAGAACTTTACTTGGAAGACTTTGTCGTTTTCATTTATGGGAACCAAATAGTTTTGGTATGCATAAAGCTTTGCCTTTCGAACAAGCAGTTCAAGAGCATGGACCAGGTATTAGAAGAGCGTATACATACAAGGCATTAAATAAATTAATTCAAGGATCCGCTGCAGATATGACTAAAAAGTCTATGTTAGAGCTATATAAGGAAGGAATTATACCTCATATACAAATACATGATGAACTGGATATTTCTGTAGAAAGTGATAAACAAGCAAAACAAATAACTGAGATTATGGAATCCGCAGTTGACTTAGAGATACCTAACAAGGTAGACTATGAATCAGGTAAAAACTGGGGAGATATACATTAAGGAGAAAATATGGATAAAATAAAAGTTCATGTTCAAAAACTATGGTTAGACCATAAACTGACAGCAGCAGCTGTGGTTGTGGGAATAGTTATTGGCGCAATTATATTCTAATGCTTTTGATAGATACCTATCTCGACAAAAGTAAAAT